GATCGGGCGCGCGGAAATGTGCGTGATCACGGTGTTATCCGCAGTGACCAAGTTGACCGTCGCCGAAATCGGCGCGGCGGTGGTGTTCACCAGAGAGGCGGATTTGATGACGCGCTTGGTCAGGTTCGGTACGGCATCGCCCTGTTGGGCGGCGGCCGCCGTCAGGGCGGCGCCGTCGAAGATATAGGGTGTTACGGCCATTTTTCAGGGCTCCTTTCGTGGTTACGCGGTGGTGCTGTTGATAATCAGGCCCTGGCCGGCCAGTCCGGAAAGCAGGGAAGTAAGTGCGGCGTTGCCGCCGCGTGATCCGGTCACCGTTGCCGCCGCGATGGCGTTCTGCTTGCTGCTGTCGCTGGGGTGCACGTGGTCGGCGCGGGCATAGCGCTTGCTGCCGCCAGGCGCCGGAAGTGCGCCATTCATCAGCGGCGCGGTGTCGCCGCCCTGGTTCAGCACGAACTTGCAGGTGGCCAGCTGGTCGGTGTTCGTATCGACAGCGGCCGTTGGGGCGGTCGGTATGCCCTGGAAGCGAGGCGACAGCAACGGCGCGTAGTTGGTCAGGATGTAGCGCACCACGGCGGCCGGGTCTTCGATCATGGCCAGTTCGACACGCATCGCCTCGATCTGCCGCTGCAGGGCCAGCGCGGGCGCCACCTGGTCGACCAGTGCGCGCAGCTCGGCGACCTCGGCGCGCAGTGCCTGAATATGGCCGCCAGCATCGTCGCTCGATGCCAGCGCCGCCAGGTCATCCGTTCCCATCCCATCGGGACCGCCCACGCGCACCAACAAGGACGATAGTGCGCGCGCAAACTCGGGCGTCATCAGGACGTCGTAGCTACGCCCATCGGGGCCGGTGATGCGCCCGATTGGAATGCGCACCGGGAAAAGGCTCAACGCGGGCATGGTCAGCTCTCCGGATTCAGTGCGGCGCCGATAATCACACGCGGCACTGGGTCGGTAATGGTCAGGCGGTAGACCCGATCCCGGGCGCGCCCCAGGCGATTCCAGCGCACGCGGGTACGGGCCTCGGCCATACGGCCCATTGACGCGCTATGCTTGTTGCTCCAGGTTTTACCGCCGTCGTCCGACCAGTCGAGCAAGGCGACCGGGTTGGCACCCTGTCCAGCCAGCAGCCCTACGCCGGTTTCCATGTCGATCTGCAGGCGGTTATGGACCACCCAGCCATAATCGCCGTCGGCCAGGTGCGCAGCAGCGCGGATCGCCGGCATCGGGTCCGTGCCGTCGCGGTGGTAGTCTGGATCAAGCACGAACAGAGCGCCGCTTTTGTAGTCGCCGACGATGTGCTTGCGCTTGTAGTAAAGGTGGCAGTTCGAGCGGTGGCGACCCAAGCGTCCGGTCGCAGGGTCCAGATAGGCGCGCTGGTGCCACATCTGCGTGGCGGCGTCATAGACCCACGTGGCGTTCCCGGTCGGGAAGGTCAGCACGTAGAAGGTGTGGCCCTCCTGCTGGTAGGAGTAGGCAATTGCGTCCTCGATGGTGTCGTAACTGGCTATGGCGTACTCGATCGCATCGGTGGAGACGCGCTGGGGCGTGTAGCCGTTCAAGCGCCACACGATGCCCCCGCCGTCGCCGTTCTCGCCCAGCCAGAACACGCTGTTGTCCATGCCGACTACCGACCGCGGCGCCGCGCACCCCTGCTCTATCGATGCGTTGGTGTCGCGCGAAAACGGGAAGTCTGCACCACCGGTGCTGCGCCAGATTTCGGTAACGGTGCGCTTGAATAGCAACAGCTCCTCGTGGTTCACCAGCAGGGTCACGATCGGCTCGTAGTTGCTCTCGGCGCTCGCAAAGTCGAGCGCGTCGAACGTAACTTCATTCGATCCGCTGATGTAAAACTGGTTGGTACCGGGACGGTTGAAAATGGCGTAGGTATTCAGAATTGCTGCGGTGTCGGCACCATAGAAGGCCTCGTCCACGATCTCGGCGACTGCATTGGTCATCAGGTCGACAACGTAGCCCTTCGGGCCGGTCACGATTACCGCCTGCGTGCCGTTGTCGATGATGGTGACCGGCGTGGTCAGCTTATCCACCGAGCCGATTGCGGACAGCACGAAGGCGCTGCTCAGCCGGAACACGTTGCCACCGATGACCACGATCGGGTCGCTGCCATCGGTCGGGTTGTGCATGCCGCGCACCGGATACCCGGCCACACCGGTCAGTGTGCGCATGCCTGGCGTGCCGTACAGAGCACTGACGGCCTTGGCGGTGCCGGATTCGCCCAGCACCGGGAACAGATTGATGCAGGCCTGCGCGTCCAGGTTGCTGCTGCGCTCGCGGTAGGAAGCGCCGACAAATGGAATCTGCGGCATCAGTTGCCCCCCTTCCCGGCCAGGTCTTTCAAATTCGGATTGATCGCGTCTCGCACCTTGCGGCGGGTGTTCGCCGATTGGATCTGGTCGGTTGTGTACTTCACAACCTTGCCCAGCACCGGCGTTGCCTTCGTGTAGGCGGCGATGTCGTCCAGCTTGCGCATCAAGGCGCTGGCCGTGTTCGAGCTGTTCACGGTGCCGCTGGGACTGGTGTAGATGTCGATCGCAACGTCGCGGAGGTCGCGCACCTGTTCGGCGCCCTTCTTCCCGAAAATCACGTCAAGCTTTCCATCCTTGTCCAGCTCGCGCACGATGGCGTCGATCTTGGCCGGCGAGCCGGTGCGCGCGCCGGTGCTGTCCACATTCAGGTTCTTCTGCATCTCGTCCTTGATGTGGTTGATCACGGCGCCGCGCAGGTCACGCGCAGCCTGCTGACCGGCGGCAACTACTTCTGGCGCTGCGCCGGCCGGGTGCGCCTCGAGCACGCGGAAGATGTGGCGCACGTCGTCGGTGCTGCCGTTCAGGATGGTGTGGTTGAAAACGTCCTCGTAGGCGACGGCGCGGTCCTTCGTGCCCGGCTTCGTGCGCAGAGCCTTGGCGATCACGTCGCGGTTTTCGAATTCGTTTGCGTAGTTCTCGTAGGCGCGGCGCGCCTGGCGGAACAGGTCCCCGCCCTTGCCTTCCTGTGCGGCGTCGATGATGCTCTTCGCTTCTTTGCCGAACACGACGTTCGGCGTGCCGGGCTCGGCCAGCTTGCCGATTGCCTGGCGCAGGTCTTCCGACGCTTCGAGCGTCATCACCGTGCGCGCCGGATTCTTGGTCAGGGTGCGCAGGTCGACCGATCCGCCCTGTACCTGGGCGTTCTGCTTCAGCTCGCTCTCGATGACGCTGACGATGGGCGCCAGACGGTCCTTGCCCTTATTTCGCTTGACCCACTCGGCCAGCGCCGTGACGTCGACCGGCTGCGCCAGCTCGCCGGCCTCGCGCGCCTTTTGGTACAGGGTGTTGATTTCGGCCTGCTTGGCGGTGTCCTTCGCCTCCAGCGCCCCCACAACCGACTTACCAACCGCGCGTGGAGTGAAATTTTGGGCGCCGATGGTGTCGACGGCGGCGTCGAGGTTCTGGCCGAACTGGGCGTTCTGGTCCTCGTAGTTGCTGGCCAACGGCGCGCCTTCCTTCTGCTTGGCGGTCTCACGCTCGAAGGCGACCTGCTCACGGTTGCGGGTCAGCTGGCCTTTCGTCAGCTTGATCGGTACCGGCAGCGCCTGCGCGCGGGCGGCGCGCTGGGTAACCTGTGAGGCCTCGGCGGCGCCGACGCCAGAAAGCTGCTGCGGCGCGCGCACCAGGTCGCGCAGGATCGGGCCCTTGGTGGCTACGGCGGCCGCGTCGGCGGCGTTCTGGGTCGCGGCGGTGGCGGCGGCAGCACCTCGCACGGCGCGCGTCGCGTTGCCGGCGGCGTTGGCCGCTGCGTTGAGCTCGGGTAGCGCCAGGCCGGCGATCCCGCTGCGCTCGGCGACGTGGCCGACCAGCTGGGTCAGGTTCGCGCCGGTTTGCGTGCGCGGCTGGTACGTCATCGCCTGCGCCACCTTGCCTGCCAAGTCTTCGCCTTCGCGGATTCCGGCCTGGGTGCCGTATTTTCCACTGGTGAGCGTCTTGCCAGCGCCGGCCAGTGCGCCGACCACGGAGCCGACCGCGCCGGTACCAGCAGCCAGCGCCGTCTCGCCGATGCCTGCAATGCGCGCCAAGATGCTGTCGTCATTGCTGGTGTCGGGCTTTCCGACATTGCGGTTGCCGGCGACGCCGCCGCCCGGGATCTGGTCGACCGCCGATTGTGGCGCGGCCGGCGCGCCTCCCAGCTGCTGCTGCAAGATGCCGAAGGCCTGCTCCTTGGTCGAGCCGTCCGGGCCCTGGATGCGGTACTTCTTCCCCTCGGGCGAGGTGAATTCGAAGGTGGGCATCAGTGGACCTCCTGCACCGACCAGCCAGAGGGCAGCGCGGGGGCGGCAGGCGTCGATGTGCCCGACGCGCTACGACTGTTGGAAGCCTTGCCGCTGATTTCGCCGCGCAGGTGGTCGCGGACCTTGCCGGGCGCAGCCTGCGCGGCCGCAATCTCGCGCTTCATCTGGGCCACAATGACCTCATAAGTCTTCTGGTCCTTGGCTTCGAGCAGGATGTGTCGAGCCTCCTGCTTGTCGCTTTCGGTGGTCTTCGCGCCGCGGGCCAGCACGCCCGCATACGCGGTTGCCAGGCCAATGTTCGCAGTCGCAAATTCGTTCATGTCCGGATCGTTGGTCTGGTTGTTGAACATGACCTGCGCGCGGCCGAACGGCAGGAATCCAGAGCGCGAGACCTTCCGGCTGGCCTCGATCGCCAGGGGCGCCAGCTGCTCGGCCTCGGCGGCAGCGTTGTCGATGCGCGCGCTGATGTTCGCCGACGTGCGCAAGCCGGTCTTGAGGCCTTCGAAGTCGGCGATTTTTGCGGAAATCTCGGTCGGGGAAAGGCCTTTGCTCGCGGCATATTCGGTAATCGCATTCTGGATCCCGCGCAGGTCCTTTGCGCCTTGCGCACCGCGTCCGATGTTCTTCATGCCGCTGGTGTCGCCAGCATCGACAAATTGCATTGCGATACGCTTCTTCGTGGCGTCCGACAGGCCGCTGCCGTCGTCGTCGCCCTTGTCGCGATCACTGACCATCTGCGTAACCTTGATCTGGTTGGCGCGGTTGGCGCGGCCCTCGGCCGCAATGCGGTCGTTCGTGGCCTTGTTGTCAGGGCTCTGGGTTTTGTCGATGGTCGACAGCGTGGTGGTCGTGTTGGTCAGCGGGTTGGTCGCGATGGTCTGCACCTGGCCGCCGGTGTCGCGCGTCTCGATCTTGGACAGTTGGTCTTTAACGCCCAGTGCGGCGGCGTAGGCCTGGTTCGCCATGTCGGCCACCTGGTCGGGCGCGGCGTCGATCTTCGCGTGGTACTGCGCCACCTGGTCGGGCGTGTAGACGCCGTTATCTCCCAGCCATTGGATCGCGCTCTTGGCATTCTGGACGGTCGGGAACTGGCGCACGTAGCCGAAAGCCTGGCCAGTCAAGTCCACTTTCTTATGCGCGGCCTCGATTTGCTTGGCCATGGTCTCGGCGTTGGCCTTCGCCTGGTCGGTTTGCGCCTTCGCCTCGGCGGCGTAGGCCTTCGGCGACACCGCGGCCAGGGCCGACAGGCGGGCCGCGCCATCAGTCGGGTTCGCGGCGTAAGCGGCGCGCGTGGCCTTGTCATCGGCCAGCGCCTGGTCGTTGGCCTGCGCCTTCGCGGCCAAGTCGCGCAGGGCGTAGGCCTTGGTCTGCAGGTCGACCGGATCAGCGAACTGCGGCAGCGCGGCCTGAAGTGCTACGAGTGGTTGTGGCATTTCTCTTCCTTAGCTGGTCGAAGTGGTCTTTGGCAGGAGCGTCTTCAGGGCGTAGTAGTTGCCGACCTGGCCAAGCGCGCCATTGATCGCATTGCTGCTGCCGACGTATCCAGAGGCACGTGCTGTGCCGGCGTCTTGGATCGCCTGTCCGACCTGGCCAACCGCTTGCGCACCGGCCGCCGCGGTCTGGTTCGTTGCGGTCTGACCGACGCCGGCCACGGTCGCCAGGCGGTTGAAACGGGTCGTGACGTCGTTGTTGTAGCGGTCGTATGCCTTGCCGTATTCCTGGCTGGCCTGGTCGCTGTTGAAGCGCGACAGCGCCTTCAAAGTGGCGCCGGAATACTTGGAGCCGCGCGCGGCGGCGGCCCGCTCGATGCCCTGCTCGCCCTCTGCCAGGCGGAACTTGTACCCGGGGTCGGCCTGGTAGTCGGACATGCTGAAGGGCCGCATGTACTCGCCGCCCGGGGCCAGGCCGCCGGTTAGCTGGGACAGCGCGGCGGTGCCGGCGGCGCGCCACGGCGCCTGATCTTCGCGGGTCTGCTCGTACTGCTTCCAGGTGAGATCTGCAGCGCGGTCAGCGGATGCTGCTTGCGTGCTGGCGGCGTCTTTCGCGCCTTTCGACGCCAGATAGCCGCCGGCCAGAGCCGAGCCGGCGACTACGTAAGTTGCGGCGCTGATGCCGAAAGCCATGGTTTTCTCCCTTGATGTTCGATTGCGGTGCGGTTTTCCAGCAAGTCGCTGTATTTCGATGTGGTCAGGCGCTCCACCAGAACTTCCATATCCTGGCAGTCGTCCGGATTCGGGTGCACGGTGGTCCAGACTGTTTCCTCGAGCGCGTAGCCGGCGCGCTTCGTGCCGGGCTCGGACCAGAACTCATACGGCGCGACGATTTCGCGCATGCCGGTTTCGGTCCAGACCACGATGCGGCCGCGGCTGACGATGTTCAGGTGCCGAGTCTTGTGCTCCGCGCCGGTCAGCACCACGCCGGCCGGGATGGTCATTTCGCGGCGGTATTCGCCAGGGCTGAAGAGGTTGCGCACGGGGCATTCGGCCTGGCGCGGGGCCATGAGCATCGCCAGCTCAAGATCGAGGATGCGTGCGCGCAGCGCAACGGCTGTCAGGGGCGCCAGCAAGCCGGAATAGGTCACGGCGACGTTCATGCGCCGTCTCGCCAGTTCACATAGCCGCTGCCACCGCCGGCCGACAGTTCGGCGACCTCGCTGCGCATCATTACGGGCTCGATGTTGGCGCGCTTCACGCTGCCCAGCGCGCCAGCCAGATCGTCCTTCAGGCTCTGCAGTTCCTGCGGGGTCAGGCCCGGGTAATCGGTGCGCAGTTCCCACGCCAGCATCAGGCGAATCAGGCGGCGATAGCCTGGCGGCATGTCGAACGTGTCGGTCAGGGCGCTGGCGCGCGTGAACTGCTGGCGCTGGGTCACGGTCAGGGTGCCGGCCTGGTAGGGGACGGGGTACAGCGTCAAGGTCGCGTTCGGGTAGTCGTTATCCAGGGCGCCCCACTCGGGAATACCTGGAACCGCCTTCACTTGGATAGCGTCGTAGTCGACGTCGGCGACAATCTCGATCGGGAAGTCGACACCACCGAAGGTCGTGCGCGCCGAATCGATCGAATCCATCGACAGCGGGCGCTGACCGACACCGCCGGGACCGAGAATATATGCCGCCTGGTTGGCGACTAGCGGCACCAGGGTGTCGATGCTGGCGTACACGGCCAGGTTCTGGATCGACAGAGCCTCGAGCACGTCGTTGAACTTGTCCAGTGCGTCCGTCGTCATGTCGGGGCCGGGGGTTTCGCCGACGGCAAGCGCCTTGACGGTGACCAGGGCGGCCGTGATCAGGTCCAGAACCGCGGCCATGGCTTACGCGCCTTCCTTCGTGCTGCGGGTGCGCTTGGCGGGTGCTGCCGGCGGCGTGGCGGCGTCGCCAGTTGCCGCGCCCTCAACGGTTGCCGAAGCGGTACCAGTGTCGCCAGC